TTACAACATCTGTTGAGAATAATCGTTTTAATCTAGAGAATAAGTCTTTATTTGCCATGTTTTATAATATAATAATAAATATTAGAGGAGCCAACGAATATCTTCTTCTCCATTGGAATAAGGATTATCTATTTTCCAAGGATTATTTTGCAATCCTTGGGCCGAGTACCCTCCAGAAAAATTATGCTTAGTAGTTGCCATACTAGAAAGCATACTTTTAGTTAAATCTATTCCGTGTTGTTTAAATTTAAATGAAGTGTCCCGCATAAATTGGCCTATAGCAAATGACATTACTAAATCATCATTATAACCTTGTTGAGCTTCAGCTTTTCCATTTTTCCAAACAAATACTTTCATTTCTTCAATTAAACGTTTGGATTGTATAGTTACACCTTTATCAGATAAAGCTTCTTGAAATTTCCCTATACATAAAGGTCGGGTTCTAGTGTTCATAGTGAAGCCAGGTACCATTTTACTTGTATCCATAAATTCAGAAAAATATGAATCAGCTGTCACTTCTCCACTTTTAGGGGAATAATAAAGATTAGGATACCCCTTTTCTATAATTGTTTGGATAGTAGCCCACCCAATATTAGCATTTTCAACAATCAGTAAAGCATTATTGTATTCAATTGAAATATGGGTAAGTAAATGTCCATACTCTTTAGTTCCTATTTGTCCTTTATATTCCCCTACCTGAGTATTAGTTTCTACATCTATGATATGAAATGCAGAATGATCTTTACCATCACCTCGAGCAACGTCTGCTATTACCATATATGAGCGGGAGTAATCTGCTGGTTCCCATATCCATAAATTTCTGTCTGCTCCTCGTCTTTCAAGCGGGTCTTTTATATATGTTTTTTCATAAAATTCTAAGAATTCAGGATAAAAAACAACATCACCTGAAGTACTAAAATCACAATCACATTCTTGGGCTGCTAATCTAGGGTCACCTAAAAGTTCATCTTGCCTATTTCTCCAAGATTGGTCTCGTTCGGGATGAACCATCCAAGGTAATCGGATAGGTAAAAAATCATTCTCTTGGTTTTCTGCTCTAACCCAAGTTTGATGGAACCAATTACCTGTACCATAAGGAGTGGATAATGCTATACAGCCCCCACCAGTTGCTAAGGTTTGTTGGGCTGATGCCCATATTTCGCCTATATTTTCAATGAATGCGGCCTCATCTATCAGCAGAAGTGATACTGCTTCTGATCGTCCTGCATCACTTGATGCTGATGTTGCTTTGATTTGTGAGCCGTTAGTTAATCGGAGGGTTAATTTATTGTTTTCTTCATCTTTTACTTTAAGCCAAGATGGTAAATTTTCATACATGAATTTTACCTTAGTAACCATATTTTTAGCGGTATCTTGTTTAGTAGCTATACAAAGTACGTTTTTATCTTGATGAAAAGTCATCAACCATAAAGCATAACCTGCACCTAATGTTGAGATTCCTAGCTGTCTAGATTTAAGTACAATAGAATATGGGTTATCTCTCCATAAATGAAGAACTTTTTCTTGGAAGGGATAAAGGTTAAATTGGATTCTGCCCCTTTGCGGGTGCTGGATAAAACAATATTTACGCATAAAGTGTGCCGGATCTTGGGCACACTTGATATATTCCTGTCGGATAATATTTTTTATATCCTGGCTCATGTTATTTGAGGGATATTAGGGCTATCAATGTGGTTAGGGTAGAAATTAAACCTCCTCCTAGCCAGTTGGTAATAGTTCTTAGGTTTTTATTCTTTTGTTCAAGATCAGTATTTTTTTCCTTTAAATCTTTTATATTTGCGTTATAAACTTTTTCTTTTTCTTCAAATATTTTTACTTCAGATTTATGTTCAATTTCTTTTTTCTCAAATGAAATTATAGTACTATCTTGAAATTTTATTTTATTTTGAGATTCTTTTAAAATATTTTTAACTATCTTAAGTTCAGCATTTAATGAGTCTTTTTGAACTAATTCAATAGCTATATTTTGAGCTACAGGGTATGTAAGACAAATTCTACTTGTATCTTTCTGTGAAAAACTTGTAAAGTTCAGCAGAGCTATAACCACTAAGATCTTTAATTTTTTTACCATAATATATTTGAGTTGATGTTAGTTCTTTACTTAATGAATCTATTTTTTGGTTAGATATGTTTATACTATCTTTATAACGCATGATCTGGCTGCTTAAAATATTTTGTCTATCTCTTATATGAGATAACTCAATATTTAAACTATCGATCTTTTGTTGATAAGGATCATATGGAGAAGTAGGAGTGTCTACTCTATTTACAAGAATAGACACTAATACTATTATTAGAATCAAACCTATCCCAAACAGAATAAGTTGTTTTTTATCAATATTTATAACCATTTTATTAAAATTTAATACCCTAAATTATTAAGTTTTTTATCTATTTCACCTTTAATAGCATTAACTTTTTTAAGTTCATCCATTAAAGCATCTTTTTCTGATTCTTTAGCATTTTTTCTTTTATCTGCTAGCTCTTTCATTTTAGCTTCAGCTTGTTTTTGAAGTTTTAAAAGATTATCTTTATTGTCAGATATTTTATCTAATTTAGATTTGCCCGTACTAGCTGCTTTATTTGCTTTTTCTTCACTGTCTTCTTTAGCTTTAGGTTCAGACTTTTTAGGCTCTTCTTTAGCTTTAGGTTCAGACTTTTTAGGCTCTTCTTTAGCTTTAGGTTCAGACTTTTTAGGCTCTTTTTTCTTTACTCCTGAGTCAGGGAGTGCTGTTTTTTCTTTTGGTTCAAATTCAGAGTCTTCTGGTTTCTTTCTAGGGCCTTTTGGTTTGTTTGCTTTATCTAGATAAGGGGTAAAATCTATTAATTCTTCACCTGTTTTTTTATCTGTGAATACTTCGCCTTCAGGCCTATTTAAAAATTTACGAATTTCTTGGTTATTAAAAGTAGCTGTGTCTACGCCGTATTCTTTACTTAAAGCATTAGTGTCAACTGTGCCCTCATCTTCTAGTTTTTTAAGGAGTAAATTAAGTGATTTACTTTTAGAAACCCCTTCTTCTCTAAATTTATCTAGAGTTGATTTGAATCCTTCCATGTCAGATACATCATAGATAGGAGCTTCATTTAATTGGTCTTCCTTGATTTTTTGGCCGCTAGTTGTTTTAATACTTGTAATATTACTATCTTTTTTTAATCTATCTATTTCTGCTTTATCAGCAGAGTTATTATATGGTAAAACATCAGTTTCACCTCTTCTATTAGTAATAGTAACATTAGTCTCTTCATTTAAGACGTTAGCAATTTCTTCACGTATGATTTCAAGTAGTCTAGATTGTTTCATTATTTATATTTTTATTTATAAATATTAAAAAGGGAGCGTCTCTTTAATTTTTTTAATTCTTTCTTCAGTAGTTCCAGACAATTGAATATGATTAGGTGCTCTTTCTTTTAAAATTCTTTGAATTTCTTTATCTATTTTTTTTCTATATTCCATATCTGTGGTTCTAACTCCATTATCTTCTAATGGAACTCCTTCAGGTGAAATATAAAAAATATAGTCATATTCTCTAATTAAATTAGATGCTAATATTTCAAATTGATTTCCTATATAATAAGGAACAGATTCAGCCAAATTAGTAAACGCCATAACATCAATTACTGTTCGATCTGTTATAATACGTGGTTGAAGTAATTCAGATGCTCGTTCAGCCAAGAATATCATTTGTCCTTTAATAGTTGAATCTGTATTTAAAGGGATACCTAAATCACGTAAATACTTTGAACGTTCTGTTCTAAAAGTATATTCTGAAAATTCCGGGAGTTCTTTAAGGGTGTTAACAAGTGTTGTTTTTCCAACACTCATTGTTCCTGTAAATCCTATTCTCATAATTAAAATCTAGCTTTAGCACCTCCTGATTTATACCATGGTAAGCCATCTCCTCCTTTTTTGGCTGCTTTCCATTCGTTTTCAGTATATTTTACTCCGTTAATATAGTATTCTTTTTTCTTCATGTCACCTTCAGGAATATAAGCTGGTCCTTCTAGGTTATGCATTTTACCATCTAGGTAATAAACTACTGTTCCATCAGGAGAAATCAATTTTTTTGTTTGAGTATTTGACATAACTTTTAATTTTTTTATTTATTTAAATATATGGAAAATATTTAAAAAAGCCAAATTTATTGGATTTCATTAATATAATCAATAAATTCAAGAATAGTTTGTTTATGTTGGGGTGAATTCCCAGCTGTTTCTTTTAACATATTATGCATATCATGTTCTCCTTCTTCTAATGTAGAGATAATAGGTTTTAATATAGATTCTATCAATTCATATTCTCCATCTTCACCATAATCATGAACATCATTTAGATAAAGATTAATATATTCTGTTAATTTATCTTTTGAGATTTTCATATATATATTGTTTAATTCTTTTGAATACTTCTTGTAATTTATCTAATTGTTGATTTAACCATTTTAATCTTTCCCCAAATCTTCTACGCCCCATAGGAGTTTCTATATTTTTCTCTGGGAGGTATTTTGTAAGGGGTTTAATGTATTCATTTCCTGCTAAGAATATGAATTTGTCTTTATCAAAGTTTAAACCTCTAGATTTCATTTCTTTATAAACTTCTTCTCCCCATTTTTCTTTCTCTTCTTTATTAAAATCTTTTAGAGTTAGATCATATGGTTTTAATTTTTGGTTTAAATTAACTAAATAGTGTTTAGCTGATAAAATATACATTTTATCAGGTTTGAGGGTTTTACCGTACTCTAATGTTTTTTGAAACATAGGTGAAGCCGAGTATAATTCTTGGGCAGGGGCTTCATATGGTGTTTTGGATTTGGTACAACTTAATAATACGATGGTTGCCATTAAATATTTTATGATAAATATTAATGGATTTTTATTTCTTTAATAATATTTCTTTTAATTAAAAAATTCATATGAATCCTAAAACAATCCATGAAATCTTGAGCATACTCAGGATGTTTATTTATAAGAGTTGGAATCATTTTATCTAATATAGATGGAGCATATTTGGTAGGTCTTAAATGAATATGTTTTTTAACCTGTTTTAATAAATAATTATAATTTTTATTATTAGTAGGATTTTTATTTAACTGGTAGAAATAATTAAGTAAGTAAATAAAATAAGGTTCTGATGGGGAATATTCTAGGTTAGCTAGGATTTCTTTGGCTAATTCTAAGTTAGATTCATCCTTGCTAGATACCATATTAAGAATATTTTCAAATACTTCTTCATCTAAAGATAATCCTTGATTAGTTGCTTCACTTATATTAGAATCATATATTATTTTAAAGTTATGTTTTTCTACAATATTAAATAGGTTTAAGAAAAAATTAAAATTATCTGCTATTCTCTTATTTCCCCAAGCTTTTGATACAAGAACACATTTAGTTAAAGGATAATCTTTTATAAAAGAAAATTTATTATCTAATTTAATGAGATCTTCCCGCATTTCTAAGTCAATAAAATAATGAGTTACAGGTTCATTATTTCTTTTATGTATGTTTGACCAATTAGAAGAATCATTTAAATATTTTTTTAATGAAGGATTATCTAATATCATCTCCGCAGGAACTATATGGTATTCTTTTGGGGAAGTTAGATAAGATGAAGTTATAAAGTCATGGCTAATAATTAATGAATCAAGTTTATCTAATTTTCTAGATGTTTTTATGTTTAAATTATTTTCCTCAATGTAATTTTTTAATTTATAAGAAGGGAAATTAGCTAGTGGAGTTAAATATACTGTTGTATTAGCTTCAAGTTTATTTTCTTTATTAGCCTCATATAACTCATTATATTTTTTATGTATTTCCTCGGGGATATATCCTACAATAACATCCCAATTGCCGCTTAATCTTCCGCTATTGATATAATTTATAATAACTCCTACCATAATTATTTACTTAAAAATTTAATTAAAACTTTATCTAACATCAATAATTTAAACGCATTTGAATTACCATTATATATTGATTTTACAATATTATATTTTAAATCCATTGCAAATAATTCTTCATTCATCAAAAACGATAATCTATTAATAAATGATTTTTCAACTTTATTATTTTTACTATAATATAAACTGTAGTTAATAATTCGGGTTGATAAAATTGACGCTAAATCCGCTCTATAATCTTTGCCTTTTCCTATAATCCCTTTTAAAGTATTAAGAATATATTCTTCACTCTCATGAATCATTATAGTTTCAGGTGAAATAATTTTATCTAGTTTATTATTAATAAACATTGTAAACATTGTTGTAAACTCAGGTCCAACTGACCCTTCTCCAATCATTTGGATCAGATATAAATTATTATCAAATGATGAAATGGATGATATTGAGTTAAAGAATGTTGTAATACTTCTTGAATTGGTATCTGTTGATACTAATTCTGGGTGTTTTAGGAGGAAGTTAATACATCTATTATCTATTTGAGCATTTTCAGCCCATTCACTCCAACAATTAATATCAAATTTTAAATTAACAGAAATGAATCGTGTTTTTTGGGCGTTATCAATGCTGTTAACTAAATATTCCCCATTATCAGGATTGGCAGTTAATATAATATGCCAATCTTTAGGTAAAGACCAACTAATATATTGTTGTCTATCAATTAGCTCCATAACAGCTTGTATGAACCTAATATCAGCTCTATTCCAGTCATCTAATAATAAAATACCACCATTTGACTTTCCACTAATCCATTCAGGTGGGCAATAGCTCATTCGATTTTGGCCTGTAAATTTATATCCTAATTTAGTGTATTCTTCTACAGCGTGTTCATCAATCCAAAGGCAATCATTATCTGTTTTACAAACTTCAAATTGTCTAATTGGAAATCCTACTAGGTCACCTAGTTCCTCAATTTGGGCTAAATTTAACTTAACAAAATTTAAATTTAATTCATTAGCCAATTGAATGATTGTTGATGTTTTCCCAATCCCAGAATCACCTATAACTTCAACTGCTACCGGTAATTTACCATTGTTTTGAAGATAACGATTGTTAGCAATAATGTGAGTAAGAAATTCTTTTGTTTCGCTAATATTTAGCAAAATCTGTTTACCTTTTGACATAACTTTTATTTTTAATTTATCTAAATATATGAACTAAGGCCTAAAAGGCCAAACTAAAGATTAGTCTTGAATCTTAATAATATTACCCCACCCATTTTCTTTAACATTTTCTATGGTATCTCCATTAGAACATAATACTGTTAACATGGGTTTAAATGTATTTGATGTTTTTTCCCCTATAAATCCATCAGTTAATATGATTAAACTACTATATTGTTTATGTTGGTTTACATAATCAATAAATGGATTCATATTTGTACCACCCCTACCAACAACAAACTCGGGCATTTTGCCTTTATATTCATAAACATTATGTACATTAGCGTCACCTTCAGCTATAGTTATAGTAATTCCTGTTTTATACATGTGATGTATTTCATTGAAGAATTCTATTAAATCTTTTTTTCCGACTGATCCGGATGTGTCTACTCCTACTAGTACATGTTTTTTAGGTTTAATTTTTAAAGCGGGGTTTTCCTCATAACGTTTATTAAGTTTACGTCTAGTTTTTTTAGTATATATTTTAGATGAGGAACCAAAAAATCTCCTAAAATATGATTTCCAATCGTATGAAGGAGGGGTTATCTCAAACATACTATCAATATAATCTTTTAATTCGCTAGGAACGAATCCTCGACTTGTATCTTTTTGGTTTTCAACAATAGATTTTATTTGATGTTTAATTTGAGATGCTATTAATTTTTTATCAGCTTCAGATAAACTATCAAACTCTTTCCAAGTTGGATGTAATTTACCAGCTTCACAACCATGGCTTCCTCCTAAACTTAGATCACCATCTAACATAGCGTTTAATGATGGGCTAGTTCCATCTTTTTTAGCTTGTTCTAATAACTCATAATATACTTTTGTACCTGCTTTTTCAGGTAATTTTAGTTCAGGAAATGTAGATAATAATATGATATCCTCTGATGGGTAGTATTCAGGTTCTATATATTGGTTAATTTCTAAATCTGCTGCTAAATTATGTAAGTCATGATTAGGAAACCATTCTCTATCTTCTAAGTGGCAGAAACATATATGGAGTAATTCATGTTTAAGAAGTCCTATTTTCTTCTTATCATTGTCTAAACTATTCCAAAATTCTTCATTGATTGCTAACTGGTAGTTTATATTGTTTTTACATACACCAGCAGTTGGTACATCTTCTCTTACTACTTTATTTAAAGTTGAAAGAAAAATTCCATAAAAAGGTTCACTTAACATTAACTGTTTACCTATACGGCCAACATCTTCTAATACATTTGTCATAACTTTTATTTTTTCTTAAATATAAAAAAAACCTCTTACGAGGCCAATTTTTACAATAAACTTTCTGCTACATAAATTGCTTGTGCTCCTGATACTGTAATACCGCGTGCACTTAAAGCATCACCTACGAAATGTACGTTAGGGTAATCGATCAAACTAAGATCATTGTAATTTACTTTTACCTCAGGTGACAAATATTTTACTTCAGGGATATAAATTCCCCAGTCATCTTTTAATGTTGGGAATACTTTTTTCATATCTTCAATAAAATCTTCAACATATTCAAAATACCCTTCAAATGCATCTCTTATTTTATCTAATCCGTGAAATAATTCTATACAAGTAACTGAGGTTCCTTCTGATGTAAGTGATGGTTTACGAGTTTGGTTTGGAGAATAGTATAATCCTGTTCTAAAATTAAAGTTAGAAATACCATCGTTTTGAAAACGTGGTATAGTACCACTTACATTAAGTTTAGAAACTACATTACGTGACCAAGTAAATGGATCTTCAATACCATTAATTTCCATCAAGATACCAAAATTAGTCATATTGTTTCTATATGCTTCATCTTTTTTAGCGTGGCCATTGTAACTGTGATCTCCATATGTTTCTTCTACAGCAACATAAGCTGCGTTATTGTTTGTACAAAATGAACGTAATGAAACACCCTCATCATCAAATTTTCTATATAACTTAAAGTCATATGAAATATCAATTAGTTTTTGAAAGTGTTCTTGTG